GGCGGTCTCCGGCAGCATCGCATTGCCAACCATGCCAAGAACCCCGCCAATCAACGGTATTTCTTCGGCCCCTTGCTTGGCGTTGACGGCCGCCGGGGAGTAGGTCAGATTCTCAAGCTCCTTGTTTGCCTCCTGCATCCGCGTCCCGAACAGCAGCGCTTTCGCTTGTGCGTCTGTCAGCGGTTTCGATGATCCAGTTTTCGGTCCGTAACCTCCTACTTGCCTGACATTGCCTTGTTTGTCCTGCTGCACAAGCATCGGCAGGCCATCAGGTCCTGTCACTTCAAACGGCTTCGACATCGTTGCCGCCGTCGATTCTCGCGTCCGATCATCGGTCATGTTCTGACCGCGCATCGTCACCCCGCGATTCGCCGCCCCTTCGCTGCGGGTGCGCGCGTCAGTCATCAGCGCTTCAGGCGTGGCCGTCTTGGCGAAAGCCTGACCGGTGGTGACTTGGCCGGTGAGCTGGTTCGTGTTGAGTGCCTGACGCTGCCCGCCTTGGTCCTGCATCTCGGTCTTGCCAAGGATCAGGTCAAGCCGCTTTTCTGCCGACTGCGCTTCAAGCGCTTTTTGCAGCAGCAGTTGACGCAGCATGCCGGGATCGGACGGAAGCCTGGCTGCCTCTTGCGCCAGTCGCTGCGCCTGGTCCGGCATCAGCCGAGCTCGCGTGGCAAGAAATGCCACAGCCTTGTCAGTTGTGAGTTGCGGATCTGACAGCAAAGACTGCAATCCTGCGCTAGTGTCGGCCAGCACGTCCTTCTGAAACTTGTACTGCGCGGCCTGGTTTTCACTCGTGGCCTTGCCTAGCTTTGCCTGCTGCTCTTGAAACCCAGGAATGCGAGCGCCCAGGCCCTGTTGCGCCATGCCTTGCATCAGCGCTTGCGGATCGGTGCCGGCGCTGCGGTACAGGTCGGCAAGGGTCTGCTCGTCCGCCCGCTGGCGTTGCGCGCCCTCAAGCTCGAACTGCTGCATCTGCTGGCGGCCCATCAGTGCGGACAGCGTTGCCTGCCTGTTTTGGACAGTCAGGGGGTCATCGAACTGCGGCGCGCGGCCGGCAAGGATGATGTTTGCGTCCAACGACATATCAATCCCCCGATGTTCCGTTGCCGTACCAAAACTGATTCAGGCCAGGCGTACCCCAAGAGCTTCCGCCAGATGAACCAGCCCACCAAGGCTGTCCACCCTGCGGCTGCTGCTGATACCAGTTTCCGATGGTCCCGATGCCCTGATTGATCGCGTTGCCCTGCGCGATGTAGTTCGCCGAGTTGGCGTTGCCTACTGCCATCTGGTTATTGGCAATGTTGTTGCCTGCGTTTCCAGCGGCATTGCTCACATCCCGGGTCGATGTCTGCCCGATTCCCGCAATCCCGGCCAAGCGGTTGAAGCGCCGATCCCGGTCGGCGTTGAATCGGTTGTAAGCCGCGCCGTACTCTTGACTGCCCGCCTGCTGACCGTAGTTCACCAACGCCTTACCCGCGCCACCCGACAGCAGCCCACCGCGCGCCGCTGCGCTGGATTCAACCGCCCGCTGCCCCTCTTTCATGCGGAAGGCATAGCCCGGGTCGGCGTTGAAGTCCGCCATCGTGAAATCACGATTGAAGTCTCCACCCGCCGCCGTGCCCGAGGTCAGTTGACTCAGCGACCCGATGCCAGCCTGCCGCCACGGCTCTTGAAGTGCGGCCTGCCTGTCGAAAAGCTCGAGCTGGGTCTGCGATGCCGTGTTGGCCGCGTCTTCTTGGGCATTCGCTGCCTTGCCCGCCGATCTTGAGGATACGACTGCACCTACAACGGCGCTCCCAATAACCGCAGCGGCTACGACAGACATACAGCCTCCTCGTGTTCAATGCGCATACGCGTCGGCTCGCACAGCAGGGCCTCTATCTGCTCAACGTCGCACAGATTGTCTGGGTTGTGGTGACAGGTCAGCCAGACCACGGGCGAATGCACGTATCCCACGCGCTTGGTTCCTGGTGCAGCAATAAACGGGTGATAACCCTCTATTCTTTGGATGCTGCCGTTGACAAGCGTTGACATCTCCCCGCTTACCATCGCGCTGAAGTGCTCATGACGATGAACGCGTCCCGTCATCAAAGTATCCGCAGGGACCGTGATCTCACGAATGTACAGTCCAGGCGCAAACCGATGCACCACAGGAATTGGCACTTGCGGCATCTCGAGCATCAAGTCCTCTAACCGCTCAATGTCCTTCAGTGATGGCCGCAGCAGCGCGGCCACGTCATGACGCGGCTTTGTCAGACTGAAGCTGTAACTGAACAGCATCATGCCGTGATCCTATTCACGTAGCCGGTGACGTTGATTGCGCTCGCCGTCGCCGAAAACGCACGCACCACGCTGGCTCCATTCAGCACCTGACCAACTGCAATAGCTATCGGCGCAGAGTTGCCGGCCAAAATAAACCCCTTGACCATATGAGATCCGGGGTCGGTGACTCCGCCCCATTCGACGGTAAGCGTCGCAGCGACCGCCGTCACGTTCGACGCCCAGATATAAACCTCATCGTAAGACGTGGCCCCGGCAACTGCCGTATGAAGCAGCGTGCCAGGCGTTGCGGCGGCTGCGACAGGGATGGGCCGGCCGCTGGTGCTGCCTGAGAGTAACTCACGGGTGAAGGTTGCCATCTAGCGCCTCGCAAAGACTCGCCCGCAGAGAACGCTATTTGCATCCTCCGGGGCCTGAACAGTGGGGGTTACGCGCGGAAGGAATGTTCCCACGTAGCGAACGTCTGCCGGTTCTTGAACGGGTTGCACTCGTCTGCCGAAAACGCCCAGCGCGACCGCATCCACCGCCAATGGCGCGACGTTCCCTCCTACACGCGCAAGAAGCGCATCGAAGTACATTGACCAGGGCCGCGTGATCTTAGCCCGCAGCTTGCCAGTCTGATCGGTCGTGATCTCGCATAGATCTATGCGCGGCGGTTGCGGGATGAGAGCTGTCATGACACGTCAAGCATGGCGCCTGTCATGATCCGCTTCACAGGGTCCGTGATCGTCACCCGGAACACGCGGGACAGGCCGAAGCGGCGCGGTGTCCCAAGCCTGCGCCATCTTACCCGGCGTTGATACTCCCCGACCTTCCCGATTTTGGCTGCGTGCAGGTTGCTCCAGGTATGCCCGCCGTCGTCACTCCACTCCAACTGTGCCACCGGATCATTCCCTGGTGCAACGACGTTGCCAACCCCGGTCTCAAAGTCCACCTGCAGCATGTTGTAAGACCGCGCGCTCACATAAGCACCCGTCCGACGCGAGACGATAGGGTCTCCGTTGTCGGTGTAGGTATTCAGGTCCAACAGGTAGAAATTGCCGTTTTGCCAGTCACCGACGATGGTCTTGTTGGCAAACGCCATCTGGCATTGCCCACGATGCCGGTGCATCGTGCCGTTCACCGGATCGCGCCAGCCCCGTTCGTGCCACAGTCCGACCGATGCGTCATAGCACCACGTGCGGTCACCTACGGTCAGCACGTAGAAGGCATGGCTTTCCTGCTGATACGTCCAAGCTACCGACCCGGAAAGGTCTTCGGTCTGCGCGATGGCATACTCGATGGCTGGAGTGGATACCCGCTGCGGCTCGTATGCCCCGGTGGCCCGCCAGACGGTGCCCTTACCGTTTTCGTCGGCGCCCAGCCAAAAGACGGTGTTGTCCATTTTGGCGACGGAGTTTGCCGCCGCGCAGCCGTGCTCGATGACCGCGCCCTGAATGCGCTGCAGCGGCTGGTTCGGGTCAGTGGTGATCGTAAAGACTTCCGTAGTCGTCTCGTTGAAATACCAGAACTCCAAGTGATCCACGATGCACCCGACGCCATTGTCAGGGCTGGCTTCTGCCGTGAAGAAGCTAAGAGGCTGGATGGCAGTGCTGTACAGGTCGCTGTACTGCGCCCGGCCAGTACCGGGGACATTCCACACGAAATATCCGCTGATAAATCCGACTTGCCCGGCGCCTTGAAAGTCAGCATCGACAATAGGCATCACGGTGTTTGCAACCGGATCAATGACAAACAGGAGCCCGGAACTCGCAATGACGACATTGATCCCGTTGCTCGCCATGCTCACGGGGGACGCGCCGTTTGCAACCGTGCCGATCAGGACCGACGCCCCGGAAGTCGCAAGGCTGTACACGTTCTGACCGACCACGACAAATGCCGTAGAGGCGTTGAACCTGATCTCGCCCCGAACCCCGCCCGCACCTGCAAGCGTAGCCCACAGGGATAGCCCGGGCGTGCCATATAGGGCTGCGACGTCCTTGGACGATCCGACCGTCGAGGTCTCGGGGTAGAGGTTCAGGCAGGTTTCGGCGTTGAAATTGGTTGACCTCGCCCGATACGCGCCGCCGATGAAACCTTGATACGGGACGAGAGCCATCAGTAGCCCCGCTGGAAATAGGCAAACGCAGGCTCGCCCATCAGCGTCGAATCGTATGCCGCAACAACCCGCTTCTTGTTCGCGCGATTGATATCAGCCTTGGATGATGTGGCGATAGCCTGCACGGCAGGCGGTGGGACTACCCCGTACTCAGGCGCCATGTTCGTCGCCAGCGTGTACCGCAAGGCTTTCTCATACCCTGGCGGGAAGGCCAGCACCGTCGCCAGCGTGACCGGGAATGTAAGCACCCGATCCGTGTTCAGGAACAGCGTGCTCGTAGCCTCAGGGACCGGATACAGGATGATCTGGCCCAGCGGGTACTCGTTGATGTAGACGTACCGCTCCGGGATGCCGCCGATGTTCTTGACCGCGACTGCGTTGTATTCGTCAAGGCTCCACTGCTCAACCGGGAAATCGGCACCGTTCACCCGCGTAAACGAGAGCCCGATGCGAATAGGTCGAGTAGCGTTGAAATCACCGCCCGGCCCGATGGTGTAACTCGGCTTGGTCGCCGTCAACGGATACTGATCGTTATCCCCCTGCCAGACGGTCAGATTCTCAGTGCTCCAGTTCTCAAGGATGTCGTTCAGTGACTTCAGTCCGTCCGTCGCCTCGTCCGCTGTGGCGGTTTCGCCGCTCGCCAGCACGGTAGCGAGTCTCAGTGACGATTCAATCAACTGGAGGGCGGAAGTCATTGCACGCCTTCAAAATGCCCCGAGCCGAAGCCCGGGGCGAACTCGTTATGGCAACGAGAGGTATCAAGGAGAACTAGACCGGGCACTCCTCCCACATGAACGATGCGCACATGCTGGCCGCGCCGCAGACTGTGCTGGTGTAGATCGCGGCATATCCACCGGGCGGGATTTCGAGACTTCCCTCCAGGTCATACAGCGCGAACTGCGTGGGCACGGTAGTGACAGCGCCTGTGAGGCCGGATCCGACGACGGTGTGGAGCTGCGGAGTGCCTACCAAAGTGGCCGACAGTGCCGCGCGCCCTTGTCCGCGCTGGCCCGGAAACACCGAGTTCAGGCCGT